ATCTAAGCCCATAGCTTTTCTCCAATTACGGATTTTGCTTTTGGATACGTTCAAGCCGTTGCCTTCAAGCATAAAGTTTTCCCAGATTTTTCTTCCGGCAAATTGAGGACCAATGACTTCAAAAGTTATGTTGATCATCCTATGATTGTTGGCCTTACTCGTCTTAGCTTCCCAAGTTTGTCCAACCAATTCATAATCCCCGGCTGGCATTGGACCTATAGAACTACTGTCTAGTTCTTCTACGTCAGTTAAATTAATTTCAAAATCGCTCATTATTTATCTCCTATTTTATTTTTTAATGATTCTTTCAAAGCAGTTATGAATGCACTCCACTCTAGATCTAATGGGACGTTACCCAAATCAACTCTAGACTTTGCATCAAACGCAGCTGCATATTTGTGAAACAACTTTCGTTTGCCGTAAGACACACCCCTGGTTGTTTCTTTAAAGCCCTGTCCACTTGTACGAGTTGATACCTCGTAGTTTGCAAACAGGTTAAAATCCACCCATTCACGTACCATTGCTGATACCTTCTTGTGTAAATTTAATTCCCAACGATCGTAGGGCTCACGCTCTGGGTCGTTAAAAGTTCTGATGGCTACGTGAGAAAGTAAGATGACATGCATCTTCTTCTTTTGTAACGCATCAAACATTGTTAAGAGTCTGCGATAAAGCTCTGCTGACTCTGTATAACCTTTACCGAAACCCAAGGCTTCGATTGATTTGACTGAATGGTTTTGACACACTCTTTGTTGAACTAACTTCTCAGCCCAATCTGTTGTATCAAACACCACTGTTTTGTAATCATGCTCTTCATCGTGCAAGGTTTGTATTTGCTTGATGATGTCATCGTAGCTCTTACACAATGGAAAAGAAGGAACGTCAATAAAGTTTGTTCCATCCTCTGTCTTAATAAAGATCGGCTTGGGAGCTTGAGAAGCAAAGGTTGTCTTACCTATGCCGTCTGTCCCGGATATGTTGATCTTAAGTGTTGGCACTTTGATTCCTGTCTCTACTGTTTCTAATAAACTCATTACTTATCTCCCTTCAATGGATCTATGAACTGAACGTAAGGTCTTTCATTGATCTTAGTGCTTAATCCTTCTTGTATCTTGTCGTATACGTCTTCATTCTCAGCCATTATCTTTTTTGATAAGGTCGTGTCTTCAACGTATTGAGTCTTGAATGGGAATAGATTCTTAGGTATGTCCTTCTTTAATTTAGAAAGGAAGTCTTGATCCCAGGATCTAGTAACTCTGTATTGAACTCTCAGATCTAATGGTATTAGATTGTTAAGAGGAACTCGTTTTGATCCCCCTGTATTAGAAAGTGTATTGATGTGGTCTTGTATCTCTGGACGAGAAGCAATTTCTTTATCTAGTTCTGCACTAGCTTTTTTTAAATCACCTTGGGAAGTTAAATTCTTTTTCTTGTCCTTTAACAAATCCGCAAGGGACAGTATCGTATAATCTTTTTCTTTCATTAGCAGTCTCCAAACTTTTAATATCTCCATCTTAGTTACATGAAAATGTTATGTCAACTATTACTTTACATTTTGTACTGACTTCTTTATTATCTAATTCGATACGTCTTGATGGTGCTTTCATAACATCTACTAAGCTGTGAAAGTTCCTCCTTTAAATTCAGGGCGTGTCACTTAATTAAGTTAGGAGAGAAATGAAATTAAAGGACTACATAGAAAAGAGAGGAGAAGAGCCATTAGCTAAGGAGCTAGGAGTATCAATAGATACTATTAGATCTTGGAGATACGGCAAGAGGCAACCCTCAGTTAACCAAGCAAAAAAATTAATCAAACTTACCGGGCATGCTCTTGATTGGGAAAGTATTTACGGTTCAGTAGAGGTCTAACATGGCCTTAGATTTAAAATTCAATCTTGTTGGAGACGACATCCACGATGAAGATCGTAAGGATATGTTGATTTCTTATTATGAAAACAACTTTCATCTAATACCATGCGGTTCAAGGAACGATGTTGTTCCAGACTATTTTAAAGGAAGACATCCCAATGAAGAAGACGATGTATTAATAAAGCGTTGGTCTAAAACTCCAAGAGTTAAGTGGGCTGATTACATTAAAAAGCAACCAACCAAACAAGAGATAAAGCAATGGTACTTACAGTTTCCTAATTGCAATTGGGCTGTCGTTACAGGAATAACTTTTGTTGTACTTGACGCAGACACCCAAGAGGCTTGTGACTTTGTAGAATCAGGGCAGATAACAAGATCAATTCTAAAACAGAAGACACCTCGTGGTGGATACCATTACTTCTACGCAATCAATCCTAACTTAACCATTAGAAATACAACAGGAAGATTGGACGTTAGAGGAGAGGGAGGCTACGTCATGGTAAGTCCTTCTAATAAATACATGTTTGAAATGGTTAGCGGTGTCATTGTTGATTCAATGGATGAACTGCCTGTGCTCAGTAGCCAGGACATGAATGTTATCTATGACTTCAACAACGATGGCAAGATCGTATCTACGAACAACATGCCTCTATCATTGGATGGTGTAAATTCTGGTATGCGTAATGACACGCTCGCTCGTTTAGTAGGCAAGTGGATACTAGAAGGTTGGGGCATGCGTGAAGTTATTATCAAAGCGTTGGATTGGAATCAAACAAACACTCCACCCATGACGGTGCAAGAAGTATTGCAAACAGCAAACAGTATCTGTACAGGACATCTAAAAAGAAACCCGGATCACAATGACGTAGGCATACTCAAGTGGAAGACAAGCCAATGGCAGATACCTTTGTCAGACGAACTCAAAGAGATCATGGATCAAGAAGATCCAATTGAAAAACAAAAGAATCAAATCATTGTCGAGAAAGACCCACTAGGATTAAAAGCATTCAACGATCCCTTCTGGGATACAATGGATACAAATCGCATAGAACAATTCTGGGGAGATGCATTTGTGTTTGAGCAATCAAGAGTCTTACTATTGGGTAAGCCTAAGATTGGTAAGTCTCATTGGCTTGGAGCTTTCGCTGCTTCTGCTACTACAGGCACAGAGTTTATGGGGACACAGTTCTCTAGACCTCTTAAGGTTATGTGGTTACAGGCAGAGATCATCCATGAGTTCTTAAAGAAAAGAATAGAGATGTACTACAAACCTTTTCATCATGACCCTGAGTTGTACAACTTGGGTAAATCAAACCTAATAGCATCCGGAAGATTAAGAAAGAACATCATGAGAGATGGAGACATGGACGCTATAGCAGAGAGTATTGAATATCATAAGCCCGACTTGGTTATGATTGATCCTATCATTAACTTCTTTAGTGGCGAGGAGAACTCCAACTCAGAGATACATGAGATGTTGTCTAGAATAGATAAGCTGATAGAACTGTTCAAGGTAGCAGTCATCATCGCTCATCACACAGGCAAGGAAAGGGCAGACGATCTGTCGTTCATGTCTGCTCGTGGTGGTAGTGCCTTTGCTGGTTGGATGGATTCAGGTGTCAAGCTGTCAGGCACAAAGCCTAACGTCACATTGTTCTACGAAGCAAGAAACGCAAGAGAGCCTGATCAACATCTGGCTTACTTCGACTTTGAGCGTGGCTTCTTTAGAACAGTAGACGCACAAGACAGTCCTGATGAAGTAGAGATAGCTAGAGTCATAGCTGGTGCAATGAGTTCGTACAAATTTTATACAAGACAAGAGCTAGAGCTGTTGGCTCGTGGAGCATTGAAAGAGAAAGACTTGGCTTCAGGAGAAAGGGCAGCAAGGTATGGAGTGTCACACGTTCAGAAGTATCTAGGAGATAAGGTAAAGACCCACAGCATTCCTGGTAAGAACACATGGTACTACTTGGAAGATAATAAAATGGAGAAACCTTGGAGTAAAAATGATTAAGATATTAAAAGAGGAGAAAAAATAATGTTACAAAAAGAAAATCAAAACTATCTTGACAATATGATGTCAAGAATGGAAAACGCAAAAAATCAAAAATGCCCAGAATGTAATCAATCTAAATGGGGAATGACTGTTGAACCTACTATATCTTTAGTATGTTTTAACTGTGATTACTCATACGTAGATGAACTTTTAGTTCGCAAGATTTCTCCGTATCTACCCAAGACACAGAAAAAATTTGATGAAGACAAAAAGCACCCACTCTTTAAGTTCCTAATCTTGTGTGCAGTGTTTAAATGTTTAGGAAAAAAGGAGAAATAATTATGTCTAAGAAAAACAACAGAGATATGTT